TTGTGAAGGGGGTGTGACAGTTGATCAATCGTCAAAGTGGGGATCTTCACCGAACTCATCCTTGAAGCGCTGACGCTGCTGCTCCAGTTGTAGCTTCTTAGAGTCGAAGCCAGACTCAAGATCGGTTAGACGAGCTTCCCAAGTATCACCTGCTTCTGATCCACGGCATGGGTTGATACATTGGGAATCACCTAGTTTGTTGCAGACAAGACCTGCTAGGTCTGCTTCATTGCCAGGATTGCCGGTAGCCCATACGTGCTTACCGTTGATCCAAGTTGCTCCGCACTTTCCACATTCCCGGCGTTCCAACTTCAGATCGCTAAATTCGCGTTCCATTGTAATAAAAAATAATGGGTCTAAGTATTATATAGTATCATAGTGATACCGTTGTGTCAATTAATACCGTATAAGGTGCTGATGTTTCCTGATACGGTAACGCGCCTTCCCTCACTCCAGAATGGAAGAACGTAGTGATCTAGGTGGCTAGGGAAAATAATTACGCTACCAACACCGATTTCATCTATTTCAGATGTTGCAATGTTGTCTCTATTAGCGGTACTGGCTCCAAGCATTGGCTGTACTTTTGTAAAGACAGTGGTATTCTTTTCCCCTTCAGGCAGCTCTACAATGTAAATGAAGCAGAAGGAGCAATCATAGATATCACCATCTACATTGGTGCTGGGTGTAGAGTGATTATGAATTTCTTGATATTCACCTTTAGTGTATATGTTATACCATATCTCACTAATACCCGAAGATTTGGGGCGGTTATTATCAAAAAATGGAATTACGTCTCGATCCCCAGAAAGCATTCTGTCGTAGGGACCCCACACCATATCTTTTAGATAGTAATTATCTCGGAGAAAATCATTCTCTCCATTATGATATGAAGTTTTACATTTAGAATAAGTCCAAGTACGACCCTCTGTTCCATCTAGATCAGAAATTTTCTCTAAAATACTTTGATTGATTTCTTCATAATTATTGATACGCTGATGATAGATAAAATCAGTCCTAAACGTATTGAACATTACTCAGTTTCACGATAACAACATTCCAGAGAATAGGATTTCTCTAATCTCTCTATTCTACCACGATTAGTCATCCAACGGGCACCATCGTAGTTGTCCTCTTCTTCCCAAGGCTCTCTATCAAGTTCCCAATAATTCATAGTCTATCCATCATAAGAATACCTTCCAAATGATCATACTCGTGAAGTAGGACTCTTGCGTCCATTTTGTGCAAACACCAATATTTGAATTCACCCTTTAAGTTTTGAAACTTAACACGAACTTTAGCTGGGCGTTCAATCCATTTGGTTTTTTGGGGGATGCTAAGGCACCCTTCCATCATCTTTACCCGGTCCTCAGAAGTCCAACTGATGCGAGGATTTACCATAGCCTCAATCTTACCCGTTCCTAGACGGATAACGATTAGGCGGATGTTCTTACCTACTTGGGGGGCAGCCAATCCAATACCATTCCACTCAACCATCTTGACCTTCATAGCTTCTGCTAGGTCGATGATATCATCGGTAATTTCCCGAACCGTGGCTGATGGTACTGTTAGGCATTCATCCCCAACGTATTTAAGATCCAAATCCATTTTTTTCTTCCTTGAGGAGTTGCTGCCGACTTTCTCTAATTAGACGTAGCTGCTGCTTCATAAAGCGAATCTCTTCCTCATTGTAGAGGTGTTCTTGCTCAAGCGCTTCGGTAATCTGCTTGATCATTTGCTGTTCTCTGGACATAATTAATCTTCAGTGTCTTTTAACCATGGAGCGCGGATGCGCATTTCACCGCCAAGAGGCGTCTGACCTTCCTTCACTTCAGTAAAGATTGGTTCAGGTTCTTCCGATTCTACCATACTATCATACTCATCGATAGCCCTTTGAACCTCTCTGTCAATCCTTGCTGACAATAGCTCAGGAACCCGGAGAATCAGCTCATTAATGACTCTAATCTTATATTGCTTCCCAATTTCATCGATAATGCCCCACATATCCATGGGGCTGACCTTTAAAAATCTAACAAGCAAACGAACCGCCAAACTTAGAAAGATGGCGGTTACGTATAGATCAAACTGTTTAACTGGTCTTACGCCAAAATGAAACTCAACGTCGTACTCAGTTTTCTTAGTCATTGTTATCTAAGCGATAACTTATTTAGGCTGCTCTACTAGAACAAGACGACTAGCGTAGTTGTAAGAATACTGGGTGCGACGACCATGGTGACCCCAACCGAGCCAACGATAAGCTTGATTCATGTAGTAGCCAATGCTGTTCCCTTCTCGCTTGAGATTGTTCTCAATGCTCTTCCACTGGCGCTCAGTGAAGAGATAGGAGACCTGTGCGTCTACGGTAGAGGGGCTGTGTCCCACGTTCCTGGCGTGGCGTCCTAGACCGTCATAGCGACCTTGTGTGGTCCACTGGATAAGACCATAACCACCCCGGTGACAGTGCTGATACTGAATACGAGCACCACCTTCACAGATGTTGGAGTGGAAACGAGACTCTTGCTTGATGTTGCCCATGATAGTAGCTAGGGCGTTTTTGTCGTTGATACCACGGTCTTGGAGAGCCCGCAATACCCGTGCCTCAGTGGGGGAAGCGCCAGGGAGAACGTAACGCTTTACAGTCTCAACCTTGACTTCTTCGGTCTCTACTACTGGGGCGGGCACTTCGGGGATAGGTGCACTTGCGATAGCGGTGCCTCCGGCAATAGCGGCTGAGGCAAGTGCAATAAGAAGTTTAGACAAATCGTAAAATAGAATTCAACATCGGCTTAGGTGGAAGTACCCACCTGTCCGCTCTGATGTATGTATCATAGCATAAAAAAGTCCCACCTGTCTCAGGAGGGACACTTATGAGATCGTCACACAACCTTTTTGAATTGAAAGAAGGTGTTGTCTGGTAGACCTCGAAGCAAATTGCCGTTGGAATCATAGCACCGATCATTAACCTCATAGAAGTTCTCACCCAGGACAGCTTGATAGATATAGAGCCTTTCATCCGTCCTGTGCTCGGTGTAGCTCGTAAAGGTTGAGCCCTCATGCTTGAATACTAGATGTGACCTAGTAATCTTATCTGTTAGGAAGATTTCCCCGTCATGATACTGAACAGTAAAGTCCAATTCCCTGTAAGGAAATCTACTCTTTTGATATGAGTATGAGCAATAAAACTCATACTTAGAGACTCGCTCGTGTCTAGCAGTAACAAACTGCGCTTCACGGGGATTATTGTAGGTCTGTTTCCGATTATTGAACTGACCTTCAAACCAATCACAAAATAATTCCATTAACATTAGCTTTCCCAGAGATCTCCTTCAGCAATACGACGGCGGGCAAGCCCAGCCTCAACAGGGGTGCCTGGATTACGATACAAGTATAGCGCATCAGGAACCTTTTTCCACTCTTTGTTACGAAGAACATGTGAGATTGTCTCGAAACCAGCACTACCGAAGAAGTTAGCACCTAGATTGTAGGCAAAACTTAGTAGGGCACCGTGTTGATTATCGTTCATCTCATCCCAGTATGGGATTTTATTCTCGATTACAGAGAGATAGTTGTTCTTTAACTGGCTCTCGAAGAGGGCATCAGCACGATCCTTAGAGATCTTATCACCTAGCTCGAAAGGTGAGCCATCGATATCCTTAGTAGAACCCCAACCAATGGTGATTGGAAGACCACCTGAGAGGGGATCTGGATATGCTTCTAGGTGTAGTCCTTCAAACTCCTTAATGAGCTCTACACCGGCTGCAGGGAGCTTACCGGGCTCACTTTGCTTACTCTCCACCTCAGAGTAGAAGACACGACCCCAGCCTGTCCCAGGACCGTCTACAGTCCACCTAGCCTTTAATACGTGCTTCTCATACACAACAGACCTTCCGTTGTATACAGAGCTTGTATAGCCATCATAGAGATCGCCATAGGGATCATGACATACATAACCATACTTATTCTTACCAATCACGACGATCATATGACCACCTGATGGATTCTGTAGAGTGCCTTTGTGTAGGATACCTAGAACAACAGGACGCTTAGCAGCTAGCTCTTTGTCTAGATCCTCGAAGGTTAGGTCATACTTGAAAGCAGACTTAACACCATACTCTTCTAGTGCCTTTGTTTGTACGGAGTGATCAGTAGTATCTCCATAAGAAAATACTGTACGTAGGTACTCATCATCACCTTTCCGTCCCTCTAATGTACCAGGGCGAAAATACTCCAAGGTCATAGCACAAGAAGAAGAGTTACAGGTCCTCTCAGGCTGTGTGTAGTTGTCCGTCTGTGGATAAAAAGGTACGGGCAATACAACGTCAGCAGGTTCTGGCTTTGGCTCTGGCTTATTTCTATACACCTCCACCCACTCAGAACTGTCGTCTAGTAGTTCTGGGGCAACTTTTTCTAATTCTTTTTCAAGTAAAGCAATAGCTTCCTTGTGGTGGGAAAGCTTCTCATCATAATACTGAAAGAAGTTCCGTAGTTCAATTTTCATGACGAAATCACAGGAACATTATATTTAGTCTTCCCAGTAGTGCTTCTTAAAATATCTACCGAGAATGTTATCATTATAGTACATAGGAGTACCATCGTCCATCTTTTCTCTGAGGACGTTGTGTTTGAATAAAGCTTCTGTCTCTGCGTAGTTCGTCTTACCCACAGTCTTGTGTAGGGATATAATCTTTCTCTTGAAATGCTCTTTACCGTGCTCCTTTACATCAGCCTTTAGCTGATCATTAGAGCCATAGTATTTTTTCCAATCAGATTCAGAAGTTACTCTGCGCTTACCACCTTTGGGCTTACGCTTCTGCACAAAGTACTTCCTACCAATATACTTTCTACCAGTGATGGTATTCTCAATAAGGTACAAGAACCCATAATAATCTTTTATCTTTTCTGATGTGAAAGGTCTCCCTCTGTACATCCAAGGATTCTCGTAATCTACCATCGAAAAGACATATCTTTATTATATATAAAGTATCTTCTAGTGATGGATATGAAACCTACCGAATCAAATCATCAATTGATTGATAGATTTACAAAAAGAATAGCTCAACTAAGTTCCAGACTAGAGGAACTAGAAGAGCCATATCAAGAATATATGAAAATAAAAACAGACCTAGACAGACTTCAGGGGTCTCTCCAAGTCGCTGAATATCTTGCTTATGGGAGACTACCCGCCGATGGTAATCACAATGGTATGAAGAATCACAAACCTCAGTAATACTTAAAGTGTCTTATCACCCTCGACAAGGCTGATTCTACACAAAAAAAGGGAGGCTGTCAAGCCCCCCTCTCAATGTTTATCAAACTGTTGGTTCAGTATCGGAGATGAAGTAGTCACCGATGCTGTCTAGGTCGGCTGCAGCGACGGCTAGCTTAGCCTGTACCCATGCAGGTAGCTGTAGGTCCTTCTGACCACCAATATAAGCCTCAATGCGCATGATAGCCTGCTTAGCGGTGTTCATCTGGCGGAGTACCATATAGCCCTCAGGATCCATTTCCTGACCACTAGCGATCTCTTTATGACCCTCAGATAGAACTTCGCTTCCAGCGGCTTCTAGCATAGTCTCAGCAGACTCTACGGTCATACCTTTGAGGATTAGGTCAATCTCTGTGATAGAGGAGGCATGACCATTCGCTAGTAGATGCTCGGCAAGATCTACGTATACATTAGCAGCTTCTTCGCTTGCTTCGGCAGCAATGGAACCTTCCAAAGCTAGCTCAATAATCTCTCTATCCATCTCAATCAAGAATGTTTTAACTATTTATACAAAAAAAGCTCCCCGAAGGGAGCTTGTAATCAGAGGGAGAAATCAGCGAACTGATTTTCACTCATGTCTTGTTTGATACCGCCACTGATGTATGAGGTGATCTCTGTTTCCTGTGGGGCAACCTGCACACTCTTAGAGTTGAGCCAGTGCTCGGTCCAAGGTAGGGGATTGTTCTTAGCAGGTACATCGAAGATAGGATCTAGACCGATTGCCTTCATACGGCGATTAGCAACCCACTCAACATAGTTAGCAAGTAGCTTCTCATTTAGACCGATCATAGAACCATCCTTGAATAGATAGCTAGCCCACTCTTTCTCTTGCTCTACTGCTGCGCGGAAGGTGTTAGAGACCCACTCGCGCTCTTCCCGTGCAATCTGAACCATCTCGGGGTCATCACCCTTCTCCCAGTTCTTAAGGATGTTCTGGGTGATTACAAGGTGCTGTGATTCGTCACGTGCAATTAGAGAGATGATCTTAGCAGATCCTTCCATCTGCTTGAGTTCACCGAAGGCGAAAGAGCAAGCGAAAGATACGTAGAAGCGAATACCTTCTAGGATGTTGACGTTAGCAACAGCACGATAGAGCTTACGCTTGAGTTCACGGCGCTCGGATTGAGCCATAGGAACTTCTTCCTGAGCCATCTCATAAACTTTACGAGAATCATACTCGTGAGCAGCATTGATAAACTCATTATATGCAGAAGTAACTGCAGCAGCACGCTCAATGATACGCTCATCATCTAGAATTGTATCAAATACCTCAGAAGGATCTGGATAGATGTTCTTAATGATATACGTATAGGAACGAGAATGAATCATTTCCATGAATTCCCATACCTTCATGCAGCCTTCTAGCTCAGGTAGAGAGCAGTAAGGAGCAAAAGCCATGCTAGGACCACGCCCTTGTACACTATCCAATAGGATCTGGTACTTAAGATTGCTGGTAAAAATGTGCTTTTGTTCAGGGCGAAGCTTCTGATAGTCCGCCCTGTCTTTCTGGAGAGAGACTTCTTCTGGTTGCCAGAAGTAGCCAATCTGCTGTTGTGTGAGTTTTTCAAATACTGGGTACTTATAAGAGTCGTACCTCTGGACCCCCAGAGGTTGACCGAAGAACATCGGTTGCTTTTTCGTATCTACTTTATTGGAGTTGAATACGGTCATGCCGTCAATGCTTTGGGGGCTCATAGGTCTCTACTTGGTGAGGTTATTATAGCAGAGTGACTCAGATCTTACAAGAGTCACAGTCGTCATCACCTTCTAGCTCGGCTAGGAGGTCTTCCATGGTTGGTTCCTTGTTTTCTTCCTCAGCACTATCAGTAGACATATCGTATGTGTTCTGATAGTAAGAAGTCTTCCAACCGTACTTGTATGTAGTTAGCCAGTCATTGACCATTACTGAAACAGGAACTTCATTACCAGGATAGTTCTTGGGGTTGTAGCTCCAGTTACCGGAGATGGCTTGATCGAAGAACTTCTGCATTACAGCAACAATATTGATGTAGCCTTCGTTGCTCTTCATATCCCAGAGAAGAGTGTAATCATTCTTGAGAGTCTGATAAGAGGGGACGATCTGCTTGAGAGGTCCTTTCTTGCTCTTCTTAATGGAGAGGTAACCACGGGGAGGCTCAATGCCGTTGGTTGCGTTACAGACGACTGAGGAGGACTCAGAGGGCATCTGTGCGCTTAGAGTGGAGTTACGTACACCATACTTGAGGCAGTCAGCACGTAGAGCTTCCCAATCTAGGGATAGTTCGTTAGCAACTAGCTGATCAACATCCTTCTTATAGGTGTCGATAGGAAGAATACCTTGGCTGTACTTGGTGCGGTCACTGTAACCACAAGCTCCTTTCTCCTTAGCGAGGTTCACAGTAGAACGGATTAGGTAGTACTGGAAGTGCTCGGTTAGATCGTGGACTAGCTTCCAAGCTTCCTGATCAGCATAGTTAACGTGATGCTTGGCTAGGTAGTGGGCGAGACCAATGAAGCCTACTCCTAGGCTACGGCGGTTCTTAGTGGCTAGTTCAGCAGCAGCGATAGGATAGCGCTGGAAGTCAATTAGCTCATCCAAGCCACGTACAGCTAGGTCACAGAGCTCTTCCATCTCCTCTAGCTTACGGATCTTACCGACGTTGATAGCAGAGAGGATACAGAGAGCAATCTCACCTTCCTCAGAATCGATGTGGTTTAGAGGACGTGTGGGGAGAGTGATCTCTTGACATAGGTTGGACATTTCAACCTTGTCTAGGAAGCTACTGTGGCTGTTGCAGTGGTCGATATTCATGATGTAGATACGACCAGTCTCAGCACGCTCTTTGAGGATATCTAGAATTAGTTCCTGAGCTTTTACTTCCTTCTTAGGGACTGAAGTGTCCGCTTCATAGCGCTCATAGAGTTCATCAAATAGAGGAGTACCAAAAGCTTCATACAAGCCAGGAACGTCATGAGGAGAAAACAGAGTGATGGTTCCGTTTTGAATAAATCTTGCGTAGAAGAGTTTGGAGAATTGGATGGAATAGTCAAGGTTACGTACTCGGTTGTCGGTTGTTCCTTTGTTGTTCTTTAGAACGATAATATCTTCAATCTCTTGGTGCCAGATAGGGAAGTGAACAGTAGCTGAACCACCACGGATACCATTCTGAGTACAGCAGCGAACAGTTGATTCAAACTTCTTGAGGAATGGAATTACCCCGGTATGGCTGACCTCTCCACCACGGATTTTACTGTTGAGTCCACGGATTCTACCAGCGTTGATCCCGATTCCAGCTCTTTGCGCAACGTATCTACCAATAGCCATATCACTGCTAAAGATAGAATCGAGACTGTCATCGGCATCAATAAGCACGCAGCTAGCGTATTGCCTAAGGGTCGTTCTAACACCTGCCATAATAGGCGTTGGGATATTGATACGGTGCTTCGATGTTGCGTCATAATATTTTTTAACGTAGGACATTCTGGTTTCCTTAGGATACTGCGAGAAGATAGTCGCAGCAATCAAAAGGTACATGAACTGGGGAGTTTCGTACATGGTATCGCTGGTGCGATCCTGTACGAGATACTTATCTAGAACCTGACGTAGACCGGCGAACGTGAAGATATAGTCGCGATCATGATCGATCATTGCTTCTAGTTCAGCAAACTCTTCGTCGGTGTAGTATGTAAGAATCTCTGGATCATATACACCAGCTTCCACACAGCGCTCTACCTGCTCCTTTACGGTTACCAATTCATGCATCTTACCATAGACCTGCTTGCGAAGTGCAAATAGCATCAGGCGGGCAGCTACGAACTGGTAGTTGGGGTGCTCTAGATCGATTAGATTAGAAGCGGAGTTGACCAGAATCTTTTGAATCTGTTCTGTAGTAATACCATCGAAGAACTGAATCTGGGAAGTCATCTCTACCTGAGAGACGGATACACCAGCTAGACCTTCACAGGCGGCTTCCACCATTACGTGGAGCTTATTGATATCAAGAGGCTCACTCTTACCAGATCTCTTGATTACGTTGATGTCGCCGGTCATAGTCGTTTCCATTCGTTATACTTAATAGTCGCTGTGAGTGATTGGTATGTGTTCGATTTTAGCACGGAATTCACGTCGATCCCAGCCAAAACCATATCATTTAAATCTTTTTGTTTGATACGCTCTGGGAAGATAACAACCTTATTTCCTTTCTGAATAACTTTCTCGATGCGAGAACAGATTTCTTTATTTCTTGGTTCGTTATCGTAAACGTATACTAAATCTTTAATGCGTAGTGTATGTAGGTCAACGTCAGCACCACACATGGCGATACCGTTGTCGATAAAAGTAGAGTCAAAAGGACCCTCCACAACGTAGACAGTCTCACTGGTGTCTACGGATTCCATCCCATACACTTTAGGATGGTCATCATTGAGCATGATTGTGATGTATTTAACCTTACTAGGTCCCAGCGCCCTTCCCTGGAACCCGAATAAGTCTCCCTCGGCAGTATAGAGAGGGATAACAATGCGAGCATCGTCGTAATTTGTGTTGTCAAATGCCTTGGTTAGAGTATTCGCCCACTTCTTAAAAGAAGATGTGTAGTAGAACTTATCTGGGTTGAGCTTTCGCTCCTCTAGATAAGCCTTTGCCTCTTCATTCGCGGAGGCTTTGGGTAATCTGATCTTGGTCTTTTTCTTGAATGTGGGCTTAGCGAATTCTAACTTTGGTTTAGGAGTTGGGAAATTCTTGCCAGCGTGACCTTCCTTAAACTTCTCCATTTGGTATTGACTATGCAATACCGGATCGAGCTTCTTGAGAAAGTTGTTGAAGGACATACTAGCACCACAGTTGTGGCACTTGAAGTTGGTGTTCGTCTTCATTTGATATAAGTAACCCCTCGTCTTGGTTCGGTTCTTACTAGAATCACCACAAATGGGACATCGGAAATTGAATAATCCGCTTTTCTTCTGCTTGAACTTCTCAAGACGAGAGGAGAGTAAACTTATATACTTTGAATCGACGAAATCCATTACAAGTCTAGGGCTTAGGCTGGTCCCTTATTATAGCAGGTCGTGTCTGGTCGGCAAAGCCACCTGTGACACTTACTGTCTGCAATAAGAAAGTGCACGTGACTAGGATGCCCATACCAATCCAGACGCGGCGCTCCAAGGAACGAATCCTCTTTGCATTGTCCTGGATGTGGCTCTCCATTTTGGTTTCTAGAATCACGAATTCTCTAGCGGTTTCAGCCGCAGATTCCCTCGCAACTTCTAGTTTTTCCTCATGGACAGCTAGCATCTTACTCACATTTGCGCTTAGATCACTTAACTTGATAATAGTTTCGTCTAACTTAGAGATAACTTCTACCATGTTAATAACCTTCTCCTCTAGGACGGCTAACTTAACGCTTTCCGTTTCCCTTTCCTGCATTTTTAGCTCCTTTTCTAAGTTGTTTTACTGAATCTTGGTAAAACATGTTGAGGGGCTTGTATTGGCGTCTGCGGAAGTCGGCGAAAATAACAGTGTCTTTCTTACGCTTCAGATCAACCGGGGGCTCATCTGGAGGTAGTCCAGCAATATTTCCACCACCGACAGTCATGCCGCCAGCAGTTGCAGCTTCTTCTTTGAGTCTACGATAGCACTCTAGGAGTTTTTGTACTTTGTCACTCATCTGTAAGATTCTCCAATTGCTGTAGGCAGTATTGATCCATCGGAATGTCTTCTACCCCAGTTCGTGGATACTCTGGAAGTTTACCAAGAAAAACTAAAAAGCTTTTAATAGCTGACCAGAGATCTTTCTCTAGGTTAAAAAACAGAAGAGGAACTGCCGCATCACCGAATACATTAAACAACACGGTCAGATGATTAAGAATCAAGTGTGTCTTCAATACGTTAGTATTTTGATACCTCCTAAGAAGTCTCTTAACGTACTTGATCTTCTTCAAATCGTCCTCAAAATCCTCACGAGTTACGGCGTGAGGATTTTCATAGAACTTGATTGCAAATAGGAGATAATTGTCATCATTTAATTCATCAAATTTCATGAATCCCCTATATAAACTTCAGTCGCGCTTATCAGGCTGGGTAAGGACGATGACCAGTCTCGATGCCGGAAGCAGCAACGAAGGTCTCGCTCTTGGTGCGTAGGGTGCCGTGCATATCGACATAGGTAGTAACACCAACCCAACCAGCGTGGATACCACCTAGACCAGCGTCATTAGCAGCAGCAACACCAGCAGTGTCGATACCAGCAGCAACAGTTGAACGACCAGGAGGATTGCTTAGCTCACCGTCAGGAGACGCAGGAGCGTATGCAGGATCGTTCTTAAGGTTGATGGGTTGTTCAGAGTATACCGCAGGATAAGTTCCAGCAGCGACAGCAGACATCTTGCCACAACGGGCTAGGTCGGGAGCTAGTAGTGATTCGATTACTAGGAAGCCTTCTTCTCCAGGCTCAGTACCTAGTAGGATTGTAGTGCCGGTGGGTACGCCGGTGAATTCGGTGCCCTGTGCGGTCCAGAATTCGGAGCTAGCAGTACCAACAACATCTACAGAAGTGGGTGCGGCGGGAGTAAAGTCACCACCGACTAAATTGTCTTTGTTTCCCCAGAGTGCCATTTGTTTAAAGAAATGTTTGTCGTAACTTTATTTATACGAAAAAAAGACCCGGTGTTTAGCCGGGTCTTAATTTACTTCCTTGAAATGAGTCTACGAGCAATACGCAGAATACTTTCGAGTAAGTTTAAAGTGAACGATAGTACTCCATTCGCTTTAACTAGCTTGGTTTCCCCTAGTGCCTCTGATAGGAGAAGTAATCCAGTCAAAGCCCAGAATAACCCCTGGTGGGCAGCGAAGCATTCGATCACTTAGCTTCTTCGGAAGGAAGTAGAGCCTTGCGAACGGTAGCAACGACTAGATCGTCAATGTCGTTGCTGGTGGAGGCAGCATAACGCTCTAGTAGTTCTACTACGAGCTTCTTAACTTCAGCAGACTCACGAAGCCACATTAGGATGGGCTTGAAGAATTCTACTAGCTTAGACATAGGAGTTACCTATAAACTGCTCTTTTATTTATACTCCGGATCCGTTAGGAACAGTTCCCTTTTCATTGGGTAGGTCAGGACCACTGGGATCATTGGGGCGACGGTCGCCAGGAGCTTCACCTTTGTTCTTATAACGCTTGGGAAGACCCTTAGGATTCATGTGACCAACATCACCCTGGGGATCTGCTGGGGGATCAATCATCTCTTTGCTAGGACCGGGACGGGCATTGTTTCTTGACTCTTGCTCGGTCTCCATGATAGGCATACCGGCTTCATCAATCTTTACCTTTTTGGTCTTCTTTTCCTCTTTTTTGCTTTCGCAAGTGCACTCAGGGGTACCACACTTAGGGCAGCACTCTTCTTGCATCTCAGCCCGCTTCTCTTTGATTAGGGAGCGTAGAGCTTCGTTCTTCTGGGCTTCTAGTAGGCGATTAGCAGACTTAGGAGCCTCAGTTTCAGTCTTTACAGACTCATTCATCTTAGGCATTAGAACAACATTTCTGCTGTTATCTACGTCTTTACCGTCTAGTTTCTTGCGGCTACGCTGAGAGCTATTCTCACGACCAGAATCAACTAGATCAGCCTCAGGTAGGAAGTCTTCCTTTTGAGTCTTTATCGCAGCCTTACGAGCCTTCTTCTCCATCTGCTTAGGAGTAATAACTTCCCCTTTACCACGATTGGCATCAGGGTCCCAGTTATTAGGTGGAGTGTAGTTATCTCCGAAAGCCTTGATGTTAGCCCTTACACGTTGAGTATGTTGTTTATTGCTGGTGCGACGTGAATCTTCCTCCAGTTCAACCTCCTCTTTCTTGAGCGCAGCCTTACGGATAGATAGCTCTTCGCG